TGTTGCGCCTGTTACAAAAGTCTTTTCAATGCTTATTGTGTCCGAAATATCTATTACGGCCACTGTGTCGCGTTGGGCGGTTGTTAAAGCACCAAATACGGTTTCCACGCTGTTGTAGCGGGCTTCCGGGTATGGGTCTAAAAGGTAGGTTGCCGCGGTTGCTAATTCGGTATCGTCTAAAAGACTGCTAGTAATGCTATTGGTTTGAATAAAAAACAAGGCCTGGCTGGCTAAGTCGTCGGCAGTTGCTACGGCGTTACCTAGGTTTTGTACCAATGCCCTATTAGTTACCGAATCCGCTTCAAACGTAATGCCTAAATTATCAAAAGGTATTTGCGTGCCGTCGTCGTGGAAATCTGCAACGCTGCCGGAAAGGGTAGTACCCACGCGCGGCGTAAAAGTAAGTACCCCGGCACGTGACATAAAGAGGCGCCCAAATTCGGCGGTTTGGTTTATTTGGCTTAGGTAACTTAAAACGTTTGTACCTGCCGGCACGGTATAGGCGGCGGCGTGGCCTAGGTCTACGGTGCCTGGGTCAATGTCACGCGCTGCACCTGTTGGGTAATCTACTTCGGGTAGGTCTAAAACGGTTTCTATACGTTCGCCTGACGTTTGTACCGTAACGTTTAGTTCGTCCATGTAGGTTTGGCTTAGTAAATAGAAATTGTCCGAACAGTAAACCGTGACGGTATCTATGCCGTCTAATGCAAAGTTGTAGTCGTAGTTTACAATTTTACCGCGGTATAGGTATTCGGGGTTATTGCTTGCGTCGTAGCGGATTAACTCAACGGCCCGCAACGGTGATAACCCTGGCAACGCTTCCGGTGTGTTGTAAAACGGGCTTGTATCATCAAACGGGTTAAAAATGCCGTCCACGTCGTTAATGGTAAATGTCATGGTGCCGGCTGCGAATTGGTCTCCAATGTCTTGACGGCCTCTACGTACGTTTATTTGCGTTGTACTGTCCGTGACGTCTGCAAAATCTGTTGTAGGCCCTAACGGGTATACACCGTCTAATAGGCCTTTTACCGCGCTATCTAATGTAAAACTACCTACGTCGTAGCCTGTGTCAATCAGTAGGGAATAGTTGCCGGCTTGAACAATCGCGCTACCGGGCATTATCTAAACCCCGCTATTGGTAAATCTAATGGGCCGTTTTGTCGTGCAAACGCGCGTAGCCCGTCGTTTGTTACGCGGCCTATTTCGGCGGCTGTTGCCATGCCACCGTTTACGTTTACTGTGTAACTATTCCCACCGCGGGCGGCCTGATGTTCGGCAATGCTTGCCGCGCTTGCTGCCGTTGGTGCCGGTGTTGCAATGGTTTGACCTGCGGTAATTTGTGTAAAGGCTATGTCCGTTTGTGCTTGCTGTAAAAGCGCGTTTAGACGTTTGGTGCTTAGGTTTGGGTTTTTTAGTATCTGTTCATATTTTGCTAAAACGCTTTCAAGGCCTTTAACTAGCGCGGTGCCTTGGTCTACGCCGGCTTGGTAGAAACGTTTTGCGGTGTCTAGGCCTAGTTTGTCGGCTACGCCTTGGACGGTTGCTACAAGTTCGTTTACACCGCCTGGGCCTGTAATTGCTTCCTGCCCGCCTGCTACAAGTTCGGCGGCAATGGCGGCGCCTGCGTCCGCGCCTGCCTGTAATACTTGGTTTAGGGCCTGTTCGCTAAGGCCGCGTTGTAGCAATGTATCTACGTTGCTTGCGTACTGTTTTACCCCGGCTACTTGGTCACGTAGTCCGTCTAAGAAACCCGCGCCTGTTTCGGCGCCTGCTTCTTTAGCGTCACTGAAACTAAACCCGGCTTTAATGCCGTCCGAAACGCTTTTACCAAAATCTATAAAGGCTTCTTGGGCGTCTTTAAGTTGGTCTTTTGCTTCATCTAATGCGGTTGTTAGTTTGTCTTTAATGACGCCGTATAGTTCGTTTATTTTCTTTGCTGCACCGCCCGCGCCGTCGCCCATGTCTTGTACCGCAGGCGTTGTATCTTTAACAACTTTGCCTAGTAACTCTGTGTTTTTAGTCATTAGGTCCGTGTAGTAGGCGCCTTGGGCTAGTTTTTCGTCAACTAAACCAATGCCGTTAATGAAACCGTCAAATTGTGCGCTTAGTTTCTTGACGTCTATAAGGTCACTAAATGACTTGCTAGTAGCCTTAATTGCTGCACTAAAACGGCCAACACTAAAATAGTAAACCGCCAACAGTTGTTGCACAAGTTTGGCTAAAGCGTTAATAGTTATGGCAACTGAAACGGCAAACTGTTTGAAAAACCCGCCGATAACAGGCCCGGCTTCACCCATTTTGGAAAGCGCAACCTGTATACCAAACACTAAGCCTTGGTCTCCAAAAGCGTTTGCGACGTCCTCAATGGCGGGCGTAACCTTTTCGTTAAAGAAACGAACCATTTTAGTAAATAACGGCAAAAGCGCTATACCCAAATTGGTTTGTACGTTCTCTAACGTTGCGCTAAGTATCTTTTGTTGGTTGGCTAGGCCGCCGCTTGTACGGGTAAAGTCGCCTTGGGCGTCGCCTGTTTGTTTGTAAATAACCCTTTGTGCTGCCAAAATTTTGGCCTGTTGACCTAACGCGCCTGAACCTGAATATATGCCTAACTCCATTGCGGCGGCTTTTAAGGTTGCGTCATTAAGCAAAACGCCATAAGCGCGTAAAGGTTCGCTTTCCCCACGTAACGCCGAACCAATAGCGTTAATTGCTTGGTCAACGCTTGTGTTATTAAACGACGCTAAATCCGACGCCAGGGTAACAAATTCTGTTGAAAAGGTGACAAGTTCACGGCCTGATAATCCCGCCGCCTTACCAAACGTGGCAAACGTTGAAGCGGCGTTTAACGCGGCTGTTGTTGACAGGCCCAAACTACGGTTAGCGGTTTTAGCAAACTTTTCTATTTCGTCACTAGATTGACCAAAAATTACGCCGGCTTTGCTTATCTGTTCGTTTAGGTTAGAGGCCTTTTGGACGGCGCTAAAAGCGGCAGCGCCCAACGCGCCAACGGCTGCGGTAACGCCTGCCATGGCAATTCCAATACCGGGAAACTTTTTACCAAACGACGATATTTTCTTATTGGCGGCGGATAATCCACTATCGCTAAACGTGGTAATAATCGGAATATTTATAGCCATTAGCGGTACCGCTGTTTCAATGTTTTGTTGGTTTTCTTTTCAATGTCTGCTATTACTTCTTGTACAACGCTTTGAACGGCAGGTTTGTTTTTCTCTACGGCTTTGTCAATTACGCGGGGCTGTTCGCCGCCGCCGTCTGCGTTTAGATTGGTGACAAACATACCGCCCGTACGGCGTCCGGCATGGTCATAGATAGCACCTGCGGCGTCTGCCTGTTGCATAACCATAAGTTTGTAAGGCTTTGAACCAAACGGCACCTGTTCGGTGTGTGTCTGTACGCCGTCTGTAAAACGCGCAAAGTTGACATACCGTTCTTTGCTTGCGCGTACGCCTACCTTAATTTTAAAACCCTTTTGTACGGCGTCTGTACGCCATGTAATTTCTTTGCCTTTAATAAGGCTGCCACGATTCATACCCGATAGCGGGGCACCCTTGACGCCAACAATGGTTGTAACCATTTGCCGGGCCTCTTGTAGCATTGGTTCACCCGCCCGTCTAATACGTTTGGTGACGTCTCGCCTATATGTTGGGTCTATTTTGTTAAGCGCTGCCAAAGTTTCTTGGATACCTTTTACTTCCAACTTTTGTTGCGCCATTACGGTTACCTTTTGTTTCGCTCTCCTAAAACTTTAGTCACCGTCAATAGGTCTTGTGTGTCAAACGTTTGAGAGTACCAATGCGGCGCCCAACCTGTTGCTACTAGCAATTCTGCTAGTTGCCGGCGGTAGGTGCCGCTTGGGTAGGGTTTGGGGCCTCTTGGTCTATTACCTCAACGTTGGTAACTTGTTTGCAGTAGGTGTCAAATTCGGCAGGTACAACAATTTTATTTTGCTTGCTTGCTTCCCATGCTAGGAATAGCAAATCCTCTACACCAATGCCGTTTGCCATGTCGGCGGCTTTGCGTTTGAAACGCCGTTCCCATAACACAATGGTAAATAGGTTGGTGCTTACTTGGTATGCACCGTCTTGGTTGGTTACTTGTAGCGTTAATTGCATTACTTGCCTCTTTCGTGTCGGGCCGATTATTCGGCGCTAGTTATGCTGTTACGTCTGCGGTGTAAACGCCGCCAACGAACGTAACGTCAATGGTTGACAATTCGCCCATGGTTGCATTGATTACCGGGAATTCTGCAAGCAATGCGCCGGTAAGGGTAAAGCCTGGGTTTGTTGCGCTATCTGCACCAACGGCAGGTTTAACAATTACGGTTACCAAACCGCCGACTACGTTTTCCAATGTTGCGAAAGTTTCCGAAACTGCGTACGACTGATAAAGGGTAAGGGTTACTTCATGGTTGCCCAAACCTGATTGGTAGGTTCGTGCTGTTTTGCCAAACGTGGTGTTTTCTAGTTGGTCATAGCGCTGCGTAAATACTGCCGCGGTGCATTGGTCTGAAAGGTCTACCGCGTTAACGGTTACTACCGGGTTAGATAGGTAAGTGCTTGTAGCCATGGTGTTTAATCCTCTTTCGTTGCTTTCTTATTTTTAGCACCTTTTTTAGGTTCTTGTGTGGATACTTCGTCCGTTGCTTCGTCTGCAACTTCAATAATGAAACCGCCCCAAATAAGGCCGGCAACCTGTATACCCGGCTTGGGTACAAACTCTGTACCAACAACACCTAAGCGTGGGCTTTTAATAATGTACATAGGCACCTAACTTGTTTGGGCTTGCATTTCTATTGTTAAATCATAGGCGGCCATTTCGCTACCGCCGATTATGGCAATAGTTGGGCGTCCGTCCGTTACCGCAACGTTTTTACCTAATACTTTGGCGGCCATGTTCATTAGTGACCGTTGGGCGTCAAGGTTGCCAGGGCCTAGGGTTATTAGGCGTACGGGAAAAGTAATTTTTACTATGTTGTAGTTCCACGCAACGAAACTAGGCGCGTCAATAAAAGCACAAGGCGGCACAAGGTTGCGCGGGTCGTTAACTACCTGTAACCCTGTAACGGTCTGCAACGTGGCTGTAAGGTCGTCTAAGGCCTTGTTAAATAGGTCTGTGTATGCAACAGGCATTAGGCAACCGCGGGCCTGTCAACGCCTAATAGTTGTTTAATCATTGGGCTAAGGCCCATGCTTCCACCGGCTGCTAGTCCGTCAAAACTAGCAAAATCTGTTACTGAACCGCGCTGCCTATATAAAAAACCTGCATAGGCAATAGTGCCCAACAGTACGGACGGGTTAGGTACGGTGCTTAGGCTTTCGTTACGGTAGCCCGCTTCGCGCCTACGCCTGTAAGCGAATTCGTTAGCGGCCAACCGGCATTGTGTAATAAATGTTTGGTCTGCTGCGGTAGCGGTACCAATGCCTAACCAATCCTCTACTTGGGCGTCTGTTGTTACCCACGTACAACTAGGCGTTGTAGTCAAGGTACCCGACGCCGCAACAATGTTTACATTGTCTGCCGTTTTAGCAAACAACACCTGATTGGCTATCGGGGCTTCAATGTCGTAGTGAAAGAAACCTTGGTCGTCTACGCCAGTGAAATAAAACTGGGGTAGCGCCACTATGTTTACAGTCCCGTTAAAGGTTGCGTCAACACCCGCAATA